AGTAAAAAACTTCTTCTTAGCTAACTCCAAATATTTAAAGAATTTTGTATGATCCTTGTTAATTATTTTTAGATAATTGAAATTTTGTTTATTACTTTTCATAACTTCATCTTTTAGCTGTTCTTTTACTTTATCCACAGCTTGTATCTTAGGATGATTATTAGGATTATCTCCACCATCTTTTATTTCTATCTCTAAATCTAATGAAGGTATAAATACATCCGGAATATAAAAATGCTTAGTTCCTTCATATTCATACCAATAAGTATGAGGAGAAGGTACTATTATATCATTATAATCATAATCCATAATTAAATCTAAAAACTCTAAGAATGCTTTCTCATAAGTACCTGTATATGTCATGGCTTTATGATTATCAGACCAATAATATACTCCACTTATTTTTCTATGAGCTAACATCTTTCGTTGTTGTTCAGGATCATTTAGTAAATTTATTTTTCCATATTTACCAATCATTCTATTTCTAAAGATTTCTATATATTTATTCTTACACTTAGGATCTCCACAAAATCTATTATATTTATTAGTTTTAGTATTCCAAGAAGTTTCTCTTTTGCATATAATACAATTACCATGAGTCTTCTTAGTTTTCAAAAAATAATAATACTGATAAGCGGTCATATCTTCAGGAATCATCTCATGATGTTTTTTCTCTAAATGAGAAACATAATCATCTGGATTATTAAATATCTTATCACAGTATAAGCATTTAATAACTTTGCCCATAATATTAACTCCTTTCTATTATATTGATTATATGAATGTTTTTTGTATATTTTATAGTTATATATCATCAATATGTCACCATATAAAAAAATATTTAAGGAGGTAAAAAATATGGATGATTTATTAAAAAGCAAATTTAAGGAAATGATAGACAATGACCAGTTTACTGTAGAAGAAGTCGACCATGCTCTTTATTGTAACAACTGTCACAATTTATATGAAATGAAAGGGTTTATACTTCATAATATTACCGCAGTTGATGTCACTTTAACAAGTTCAGATTTTTCACTGTATGATACACAGTGTAAAAATTGTGGTAATTTAATGATAGTATTAGATAAAGAAATATCTGAAGATATAGCTTTACTGAACAAAAAAGGTTATGTTACAGAATTTTCTTGTCAAGGCCACAGTCTTCAAGATTGTTCATACATAGCATTTGACGACAATACCACAAAAACGTTACTCGATAAAAAGACATTACCGCCTGATAAATGGTATTATGAGTCTGCAAATATGTATCTTGCAGATGAAGATACTTACAGGCCCGGTGAAGTCATAATTCTTCGTAGTGTTTTACAAAGATTCTATGGAGATGAAGGAATACTTCAATTGTTAGGGTTATCTTATGACGAGTTATATAAAGAAACCATGACAAACTTACATGAATGGGTTAAGAACTTACCTGATAATTTATAATGAGTTAAAAAAGAAGAGGGGATTCACCCCTCTTCTTTTTTTGTTTAATCTATAAATAATTTATACTTATTACCAAATTCATCAGTAGCAAAACCCGTTGATTTATTTATATTTATTCTACCCTTTTTAGGTAAAGGATAATCATCTACTACGTTCCCGTCACTATCTACTGCTATATAATCATATTTATCTGTTATGTCATCACTTTCTATATAGTCATGCCACTTTACTATAATATCAATTCTTTTATTCTCATACTTTAAATACTTTTCAACATCTTCATCTCTTTCAACATCACCAAGAGATTCATTTATTGAATTAAATAATTCATAATCATCATCTTCACTTATAGTATCAGGCATATCTATATATCCTGTATTTTGTATACTGGTTCTACCACTATCTAACATCTTCTTCAAATATGTAGAAGCATAGTTATTTATATTAACCTGTTCAGAATTACTAGCAGAACCGAACTCTTTTCTTTCTTTGAAATTAAGGTCAGCAACAGTTTTCTTAATTCCTGTTATCTTATCTATTAACTGCATAGATACTGACCTTGCATTACTTATAGATTGAATTAAATCTGTAGTATATTTAGATACTCCTCTTGCTGTAGATTTAACAGAATCTAATTGGTCATATTTCTTTTGTAAAGAGTTTACGAATTTATTCTGGTCTGCTTGTAAATTCTTAAGTAAAATTAATTCAGGTTCAAAATCTTTCTTATAATCTATACCAGAACCATCTTTCTTTTTCTTCTTCTTTTTCTTTTTATAAATATCTCCAAAAATATCATCATTCTTAAATTTCTTTTTATTATGTTTAGTCTTCTTAATACTATTTATTACATTATCCCAATCATATGCTTCAACTTTAAAATCATCATCTTCATTATATTCTTTATGTTTTTTATTTTTCTTTTTACTTACAGTATATAAATCTGATATTAACGGAACATCATCACTATTCATTGTACTGATGTCATCCAATATAGATTTTTTCTTTTTATCTATATCTAAATAAATTTCATCCATATACATTCCTCCTTGCTCATTATGTATTAAGAATTTGTTTTTGATATGAGTTTTAATATACATTAAAACAAAAAATTAAACTTTAATAAAGGAGGTATTATACTTTGAAAATAGATAAAGATAACGCCATGCTTATAAATATAATTTATAACAAAGGCAATTATAAAGAAAATATCCCTGATTATATTTATTTAATATGGAGAGATTTAAAAACATATAAATCTCACTTAGAAATTATTGAAAAACCTAAGATAACTATATATTTTGAAAAGAATGAATTTAGAAATCATTCATATAATAAAAATACAATAGAGATGGAAAAAACTGAACCTGTCACTTGTGAATATAATAATATAATACAGACTATATTAAAAGATATGGGTGATGCAGGTAATCAGTTTTTAAAAAGAATAAAAAATACAGGTAATTGGAAAGAACTTGAAAAAGTTCATTTATATCCATATGTATTTGGTTCTGATTATAAATGCAATGATTGGTATAAGATACAATGGGTTCGTACTATGAGTAACAATGTACCAAAAAAATTACATAAAGGATTTTTGGATATAGAGACAGATGGTTTAGGAGTTAAAGGTATTGGTTCTCCAATAGATTGTCCTGTTAATGCTATAACTGTAATTGATGGTTGGAATAAAATATCTTATACTTTTTTATTAATGTATAGAGATATTAATACTTTCCATACGAATATAATAGAACCTGATGTTTTAAAAGAATATGTAAATCATATGCATAAAGAACAAAAGGAATTTGAAGAGAATGAAAAAGAATTCAAAAAAGAACTAAAAGAAGAGTTTGAAGAATTCTATGGTGAATTTGAATATAAGTTTTATTATTATACAGATGAAAGAAAGATGTTAGTTCATCTATTTCAAATGATAAATAAACTTAAAATGGATTTTATCGGTATATGGAATATATCATATGATATTCCATTTCTTATAGAGAGAATGACTAATCTTGGATTAGACTATAGAGATATAATATGTCATCCGGATTTCCCTACTAAGGAATGCTATTTTGTACCAGATAAGATAAACCATGATGTTAAAAATAAGAATGACGTATTCCATTGTAATAGTTATACAACTTATTATGACCAAATGGAATTATATTCATTTATAAGAAAAGGTGGAAGTGAGTTAAGGTCAGTAAAACTTAACTATATAGCTGAGAAAGAATTAAAAGATAAAAAATTAGATTATAGTGAAGATGGAGATATTAAAACATTTCCATATACAAATTTTAAAAAGTTTGTTAAGTATAATATAAAAGACGTTCTTCTTCAATATGGTATAGAAAGAAGAACATCTGATTTTGATACTTTATATTCAATGGCATATTCATATGCAACATCATATGATAAAGTATTTAAACAAACTGTGACAATAAGAAATTCACAATATTTATCATTATTAGACCAAGGAAGAATTCCCGGTAATAATGTAAATAAATATAATATAGAGAAACCTGAATTGGATTTATCTATGGAATATTCTAATGATGCATTAGCTGATGATGAAGATGAAGATACATTTGAAGGTGCATTAGTTGCAGACCCTAAGTATATGGATAATGTAGGTATTGAAATATATGGACATCCCACAAATAATCTATTTAATTATGGAATAGATTTTGATATGGGTGCTTTTTATCCAAATACGATATCCGCTACAAATATAGATCCCTCTACATTAATATTTAAAACCATAATGTCAATGAAACAATTTTTAAAGAAAGATGGTTTAAATTTTAGAGGTATAACTAAAGAGAATTTTGATAAATCCTCTGATGGTAGCAAAGAGTGTATAGATAATTTCCAAACAGGAAATTATTTAACAACTTCAACAAAATGGTTAAATTTACCTGATGTGTATGAAGTATATAATAAATTAATGGGAGGTGAAAAAGATGATTGATATAACGGCTTTCGATGATAGCTACTATGTAGAAGCATCTGATGTTAATGGTGAAGTCTATGTAAGAGTATCTGATATACATGCATTCAAAAGGATGAAAAATAATTGGGCTATAATAACAAGTAGCTGTACATTCTTTACAAAATCATTCGATATAACTGTATATAAATTATACATAGATCCTTTTGATGAAGATAATGATACTTTGAAATTTGAAGAAGTTGTGACTAATAAATTTAAAGAAGCTCCAAATACTATAACGATTTAAATTTATTAAGGAAGTTTTTATATGGAAAAAGAAATTAAAGCTATAATAACTAAATTAAATAACTTATTTATTAAAATAAATAGTATATTTACAGATATATATATTACTAAGACAGGTTATATTATATCTATGAATATAGAAAAACCTTTTTTAGTACATCTTAGTAGTGAATATA